GCTCTCATATTAGTGAGCATATTGCTGAGCCCGTCTTCTGGTGTTAGTTTAACATATTTCCCGCAATGGACAACGACTCCCTTGAATCCCATCTGCGCTCCAAACTCCAGCTCCCACTTAAGACACTTGAAGGGTTTTGTCATGAATGTTGACCGTGGGGCGGCGAGGTTGATCAGGTAGATGGAGTGCACGAAGACCTGGAGCTCGTTCTCCGTGATGTATGTCTTAGTTGCCTCCATGTCTTGAAGAGTCGGCATCGGGCGCCGCCACCATTTTGCTGCTCCGCTGAAGATCTGAACAGGTTTCTTCTTGTTCCCATCTTCTTGCTCAAAGAAGGCGGCCAGGCTGGTGAAGAATTGGCCACTTTTGCGAATGTGTGTCCCTATCATTATCGGATTGTTTACTTAAACCTCGGCGGCCTGGTTTGTTTCAATTTTCTAGATCCGAGCCTCTTTGTAATTTTCCTTGAACCACGCAACTGTCTCGGAAATTCCCTTATCTATAGGCGTGAATTGGAAACCGGGAAGGTATGTGCGTAACTTTGCATTGCTTGCAGTTTTTCTGATCTGGCCGTCAGCGCTAGAGGTATCGAGTGCTATGGGGGCGTCTATACCAGACGCCTTTGATATCAAATTTCCAATGTCAGCTATACTGTGCTCATCATCCGGGTCTGGGGCCAGAATAATCGGTTCGGACTCTCGATAGTTATTAAGAGTCCATATGAGTAGCCGTGCAAGGTCCTGGGAATATATGAATTGACGAAGGGGTTTTCCCGAGCCACGAACCACAAGGGGTTCGTCTCTTGTTTTCGCAACGAAGGCTTTATGGATTAGACTAGGTATGACGTGTCCGTCCTGAAGACTGAAATTATCAAAAGGTCCATAGATATTCGTTGGAATAATTGAGGTGAACAAACAGTCATATTCCTTATTGTAACACTTGCTAAGGACATCAGTCATCCGCTTGGCATATGCGTAACCTTCGTTTGAGATATGGGGCGGTCCATTATGGATCATACCCTCGTCGATGGGATACTGGATCTTGTCGGGGAAAATGCATGTGGATAGACATGATATACATTTCTTTACGCCGAACTCACGACAACAGGAGAGTATATTGAGAGTCATCATCATATTTTGTGTGAAAAATTCGACGCCATACCTCATATTTTTGAATAGACCGCCCACGAATGCTGCCAAATGTATCACGTGTGTGGGTCTGTGCTCTTCGAATAGGGCCCAGGTGTCCTCTAGGTCACGGAGATCGGCAGCCTTACGGGTGACGAAGATCCACCGGTCGGTTACGCGACAGTTGAACTCTCCGTAACCATGGGGATCGTTCGCTCGAGTTTTTCGGTTTACTTCAGCCCTGAGGGTCCGACCAACCAAACCAGCCCCACCAGTGACAAGAATGACACGTGACTCTCTATTTGCCATCGTAAGAAATCCATCCCAACTCCCGAAATGGTGTAGATAACCATTTGTGACAAATATAAACGAGCTAAAACGTTTCCGAAATCGTGGCTCCCCTCTAAGTCTTGTGATCACATGTCCTTCGGCCTCTCCCTCACTGTATGCGGTTCCTTCAAACCCTATAAACACAACTCTCTTAGTAGTACAGTCCATGATTCTACTATGTGGGTCATGGCCAGCTACAATAAGCATGTCAAAGTTCGCGATCTCGTCTTGGACTTTATCAACATGCTCTGGAATCGCAGTGTTAGTAAAATATGTTACAGCAGGCCCATCGGTACCGTTGCTCGGTCTATATTCCCTTATCTCCTTGATTGGCGAGCTGACAAGTTGCTGTGATACGGATCGCATTGCATCATCCAGCTTGGGTAAGAAACTCTGTCTTGAATATCCAGTGCACCCCGGCCTACAGTAGGTGGGATCACACTGATGTGTCATAGCCCCAAATTCACTAAATGGTTGTCCATCGATACAGTAGAGATGGGACATGTCCTTGAGGTGTCTAATCGGTCTGGTATCTGTTCCGGCCCCCACATACACGGCTTTCATTACTACTTACTGTTATCCTGTCTCTAATTAGAAATTAGAGTCAAATTCGATGGCGCTTGTTCAGACCAGCTTGCAACCATGGGGTCCGAGGACGGATTTGTCGGCTATCCAGACAATCCCTATGATCCACCATGTCACTATCGCCGTCGCCCACAAGCAGGCATAACATGAAACTAGACAAGGGGTCGATCCGTCATCCTGTGCGCCAAGTGCAGCACAACAGCAGGAAAGCAGGCAGGCAACACCAATACCTCCGAATATAAGCCCCATGGCCACTCCGAAGAGGTCCCATCGCCCCATGTTTCCAAATCCCGCACCAAACGCGCCGGTGAATGGAATTGCTTGGAGAACGATCGCTGAGGTGAAATCTGGCCCATCGTCTTTGCACTGTGCCAAATTAGGATCATAGGTATAGCAGCGTTTTACTATACATACCCGCTTCCCTTTCCATGTATTGGCAACCGAATCAGGTTCCATACAGGCCGCAGGACACTTGCAGGTTGTAGTATTCCCGGCGTCGCAGGGATAGGTCGGAGTTGTGACAGTAACTCGGCGGGGCTCGCGGAGAGAGCTGGATCCAGCATTATGGACCGCGGGGCTGGTCTTAATAGTCCCTAGCTCTCCACTTCGAGCTGGAGTGGCTGCTAGACAGAGGAGGGTTGTGAGTAGAAGCATTTTGAGTGTATGCGTCATTGTCATGTTGGTTGGCAAAAAATAGGGTATATGTCCAGATGACATCAATTTTCTGGTATTTCTAATTTTGAGCTATAGCGAGCTTCTTTTCGGTGGTGTCGAGCATGAACCATCCCCTTGGGCCAGACTCACCTCCCATCGGGCACCAATGTTCGATGCACCCATAGACTGTTTGTCCATCTTCGCTCTTGACGGTAACATTGTCCTTGAAGACCCGGACTTTCTTATTTTCATCATCGCCCGTTTGGGGGATCTCCTTTTCGATATAGAAGAGATCATTATTCTCATCCTCGATACCAGAATTATCATCGCAGAAGCAGAAGATTGAGGAGCCATTCGCGATTTTATGTAATATGGGATTGGTGCTGGCGAAGTTAGTTTCAACCGAATTTCCGGAAGGAAGGGTTATACGAACCATTCTCTTTTATGTTGCTTTCTAATCTATGACTAGAAAGCAATTGGATCAATTTTTTCCATGCTATGACCTGTTACCATCTGGATTTGAATATAAATGTTATTCTCTCCTTATCTTCCCCTACCTCTTCCGCCACCTCTTCCTCCACCTCTTCCGCCACCTCTTCCTCCACCTCTTCCGCCACCTCTTCCACCGCCTCTCCCTCCTCCTCTTCCTGCCCCAGGGTATGGGTCACCGGGGTAACCTCCACCGTCCCCACCACCGGGAACTAGATCAGTATCGTTGCCTGGAATTGGAATGGGAACTGGTGGTCCACCGCCGGGAGCTCCACCCCCACCTCTTCCACCTCCGCCTCTTCCGCCTCCACCTCTGCCTCTTCCACCTCTACCTCTGCCTCTTCCACCTCTTCTTCTTCTTCTACCTCTGCCAGGTCTCCATCCTCCACCCCCGCCGCCCCATGGTACTGGGAAAGGGATGTATGGATTCACCTTACCACAACCCCATGGCCATGGGCATGCTTCAGGTTCAAGTGGAGCTAGAGGTGATGCGATTAGTACGGGATCAGGTTGTAAGTATGTTGTAGTTGCAACAGTTGGTTGATGAACATATTCACCTGATCCGCTAAAAAGGACGATTATTATCAGCACGATGACGATGATAATCAATAGTTGATTAGTCTTCATTATACACTTGAGTTAGAAATTAACTGCGCAATTACCTCTCGCTCCCTTCCCGGAGACTGGCACCATTTCCAATTAGGAGGACAGTAGGTAAAACCCTCCTTGGTCTTCATTGTTGATTCTAGTAACATCACGGTCAATATCGTGACAAAGATAAGGATAATGATATACCACCTAAAATATATGGAGAAGTTTTTTACTACTTATGGGTTTGTTTTCGGTGTCGCTGCGAGCGGCGATGGCGCCGGGCATGTTCAAGAACCTGTTTCCACGAGTGTTTTGCATCAACACCAGCCTTCATAGCTGCGTAATTTCCCATCCAAGGTGCAAAACCACCTCCACCACCGTGTCCTCCACCACCGTGTCCTCCACCACCGTGTCCTCCACCACCGTGTCCTCCACCACCGTGTCCTCCACCATGTCCACCACCACCGTGTCCACCACCGTGGCCTCCTCCTCCGCGTGCCCCTCCTGTATGACCATCAGTATCAGGGCCAAAGTCCCCCTTCTCGGTATATGTATCACCAGTAGCCCTCTGCTCGAGACCAACCGCACCCGGATCATGTACGCCAGCTGGCGATAGCGAATTGGCTTTGTTGCAGCCATTCGACCATGGACAGGAGCTTGGTCCGAGTGAAGGTGACTCTTTGTGTTTAAGAGAGGGGGTGGGTCCGACTGGACCGGAATGTGTGGGATGGGGGGTAATTGTCCTGCTTGACAAGATGGTAAGTACTATGATGCCCAGAATAGTTAATAATGCTATGCTTATAACCATAAACAACTTCATTATAATTGTGTTAGAAATTAAGTTAGTGGTGGCGTTGTTGGACAAAATGCTGCCCGCCGGGTCCAATGTTGTGCGGATGATAATGTGGCGTGATGTGAGGTGGATGAAATGGATCAGGTTTCATAGGAATGGATGTTGGAGTGGGTGTTGGAGTGGGTGTTGGATTTGGAGGAGCAGGGTGGGTTTTCTCCCGTCCTGATGTGTGTTCATCGCTAACAACCTTAGAACCGTTGTTGCCATAATCTGGATCTAGGACCGCGGGGGACAAACCTGCGTTCTTATGGCAGTTTCCGGAGGGACATGGTTTGGGATCGATATTAGGTGGGTGACTTTTTTCCATCCCTTTCCTAGCATGTATTTTTTGAACGGGAATAAGCGTGCGGCTTGCTAAAGCAGTCATCAAAAGCAGTCCAATAATGCTGATCACGGCTATACCTAAGACCAAGAGCGTTTTCATTTATACTTATACCCAGAAATAAAATTGTCTTTGGCATTTTTTGGAGTTGTGTGTGTGATATTGTGGTATCGGATCTTTTTACCCCCAGGGTGAGTAGGATTGGAGTGGTGGTGTCGGATCTTTTTACCCCCAAGGTGAGTAGGATTGGAGTGGTGGTGTTTCTTTTTGTGGTGATGATGATGGTGATGATGATGATGGTCGTGTTGTCGTCGATGTCTTTTACTCTCCTGACTAGCAAATGTCTCAAGGCCGGGTTGCGTGGCTGATAATACTGTGATTAACAATATTCCTAATAGGAGGTTTCCAACGATAACCATAGTTGATAATGTTCTCATTATAATTATGGTTAGAAATAGATATCAAGATGTCTAAAAGTAGCGGGGGGCATATCTGGGGCCTGGATAATAGGGGCGGCGTGCTGGGACGACTATGACATTTGCGCCATGGGGTTGGGCATGGTGTCTAGGGTGTCGTCTATGTCTACCCATGTTTGTAGCTCTTACGAGGAGATAGGCGAGGATAACTACACCGACGAGGAGTAATACTTCTGAATTCTGCATCTATAGAGTAGGGAGAGATTTTATGCTAGGGTTGTATTTTACGATGAAGACATTGTAAAATATGAATGATAATGTGAAACAATTAATTGGAGTAAGCAAGACCACCCATGCCACTCATTACGCGCAACACATTGTAGTTGGTAGCGTAGACACGGACCTTGGCAGTGTCGTCACCCCCAATGGCATTGGTGGAGAGAACAAGCTGAAGGGTCGCGTTGTCGATTCTGGAGAAATTGCAGGTTCCAGATGGCTGGTGCTCCTCAGGACGCAGGGCAAACGAGTAGACGTTGATCCCGGTGTCTGGGGTGCGTGTGTGGTGCTGGTATGGCTGAACAAGGTCGAAGTAGGTTCCCTCACGCTCAGAGAAGCGGTCCTGGCCGTTAAGCTGGAGCTTGCCCGTGACAACTGGGTTTTGTCCCCAGCAGTGCATGTTAAGCGCGGTCTCAGCAAGGACGAAGGCACCGGCGTCAGAGACACCAGAGTCGCCGATTGGGCTGATTGGGAATGGCACATCGGCTCCTGGCACAGAGCAGTATTGGGATCCGTAGAGGATCTCACCCCACTGGTCGCCAGGGGAAAGGCCATCGGCACCTGGGTCCTGGAACAGACCAGAGGCATCAATGAAGGAGACGTTGTGGTCGAAGACACCGCCCGCAACTTGGTCGTAGCCGGAGAAGGCTGCGATACTGTTTGGGAGGGCATCAACGGCATCAGTGTAGTTAAATGGCTGAGCACCGAGAGCGCGGTTCAGGGTCGTGCCAAGAAGGAACGAGGCACAGTAGTCCACGTTCTTGTCTGGCTGAACGACGAAGACAAGCTCCTTACAAGGGTGATTGAAGTTAAGCTTGATCTTGTTACTGGACGATCCGACAGACTCGTCACCAGTGAACTGAAGCTGCTCAATCAAGTACTCATGTGGGTTCTGGGCCATGCGGCGACGCTCATCAGTATCAAGGAAGACGTAATCGACGTAGAGCGAAGCAGCAACCAGAGATTTCTGGTAGGCAGTGGCATCCTTCACCGAAGTTCCGCTGCTTGGCTGACCCCAATCATTGGCTGGTGCGGTCGGCATAGTCTGCGATGGGTGATAGTGTGTACCGCCCGGTGTAGCAGTTCCTGGGCCGACGTTGGCGGCCGAGTTGAGGGCAGTTTGGGCGAAGTTGTTTGCGTACGGTCCGCTCGTGACGGAGCTGACAGCCCACAAGACCTCATCCAAAGGACGGAGTTCAAGGTTGATCTTGACCTCGTGGTATTGGAGAGCAATGAGGGGCAACGCAAGTCCTGGGTTACGGCAGAACCAGAATTGAAGCGGGATGTAAAGTGTGGTCTCCGGAAGTGCGTTACGCGGGGCGCACACAGCAGCCGGGACATCAGCAGCAGCACATGCCGATTCAACATCCGCGAAGGATGGATCGATCATGTAGGTCAATTGCGTGGTCTGTCCGACCATCGAATTGTAACCACGCTCCTGCTCGGCAGTCAGTGTAAGCTGCTGCCAAATGTGCATCCAATCACCATACTGGCGGTCGATGCGCTGACCTCCGATCTCAACCTCAACCATTGAGATGAGCTGCTCGCCTGGGTAGTCCAACCAACGAGCATAGGTCTTCTGGCAATCGACTGGTGCGCAGCATCCATCCTGGCCAATCTCTGGGAGAGTGACCTGAAGGTAGGTGCGGTAGGCAAGATCACCATTACGGGAAATGGTACATTGCACACGGCGACCAAAGTCGGCTTGTCCGTTGAACGTCTGTTCAATGGACTCCATGGCAAAGTTGGTGTGACGACGGTAAGTAACCTTCCAGAATGTGATCTGGGGGTTACCTGTGAGATAGACATCTTGAGCGCCATAGGCAACGAGCTGCATTAATCCTCCTCCCATGTTATACTATTGCTAAAGAAAAAAAAATTAGGAAAAACACCATTTTTACTAGTTTTCACCACCAATTTTATTGATATCGAAGTTTTCCATCATGAATTGCCTTAGATATTTGTCAAGGTATACCTCTTTCTTCCCACCATGCTTCCTGGTAAAAACATACGCCTCCTTTTTCTTTTTGACAGTCCAACCGCTTTCAAGGGCGTTGTAGAGGAATGCCATTTTCTGCAGTTGGATCGTGTCCACCTCAACACGTGCTGGGGCCGAGATATGCATATCCATTTCTAAGACAAAGGCTAGAAAAATTGGTTGAATTTTGAACTTGTAATATCTTCCTCTAAACAAGCTATTAAATATATAGTTGGGCCATTATACATATATGCCCAGTTTCAAGCCTAAGGCGAATAAGAAGATATCGACTTGTGATAAGGCTTCTACGACTTTAGACAGCAAACATCAAGAAAAGATGGATGAGTTTGCTGAGATCGAAGGGAGTCTTATACCTGCGTTAGAAACAGAACTGAAGTCTCTAGAGGATATGGCGACGAAAGAGAATCTAAAGTCATACGAGATTGCGGATGTAAAATATAAGATGGATAAACTCAGAAAGCGTATTCGCGATCTCGGAAAGAAAAAGAATCAGTACCTGCTCGACAATTCACATATCATTTTTGAATACTTCGAGAAGAAAAAGGGAATGTCCGAGGGCATAGGGAAGGTAAAAGTTCTGCACTCATTCTTTGCTAAGGGAAAGACACGACCCCAGGGGAATCTCGATGGTGCGACAGATGTCAAGAAGTATCTCTCCAACATCGACGAAAATTTTCTCAACATGGACGACTACAAACTCAATCATGAGGTCTGTCAACATTGTCATGGCGAATTGATTCCAGTGGACCACGAAGGGGTGATGGTTTGCAAAAGTTGTGGCAGACAAATAACTTTTCTCATAGAGCATGAAAAACCTTCCTATAAGGAGCCTCCCAAAGAGGTGTGTTTCTATGCCTACAAAAGGATTAACCATTTCAGAGAGATCTTAGCTCAGTTTCAGGCTAAGGAAACTACACAGATACCGGAAGAGGTCCTGAAAAATATTAAACTACAGATCAAAAAGGAACGGATCAGTCTCAAGCAGATGACGAATAAAAAGGCGAAAGATATTCTGAAGAAATTGGGATACAACAAATACTATGAACATATCCCATTTATAAAGGATAAGCTAGGTATAAAACCACCTATTATGAGCCAAGAGCTGGAAGAGACATTGTGCAGCCTCTTTATGGATATCCAGAAGCCTTATGCGAAACATTGTCCGGACGATCGTGTCAACTTCCTCAACTACTACTATGTGTTGTATAAGATGTGCGAGCTCCTTGGAGAGACACAGTTCTTGCCATATTTCCCCATGCTCAAGGACCCGGTCAAACGGATCGAACAAGACGAAATATGGAAGAAGATTTGCGCTGAATTACACTGGGAGTTTGTACAGACGATATAACCAAATGCCAAAGCATTTACTGTCTGTATGTACCCATGACCGAGTCAACCAGATAAAGCCCGAATCCATAGTTACAATTGAGATGGCTATGGTGTCTTAAATGGTCCTTGGTGTCGCCAGGAGCATTACCATTACTGTGAGATACACATGTATTCATTGTGGCAATCGCCGTCCACAGATATAGGGAATATAAATGAGGTACAAGACCAATGTAGTAGCAAAGGGATACACCTATTACAAAGGAGCCAAGATTACCAATGACATGCTCTGGAAAATCTGCATCCAGAGATTTAGCCACACATAGTCTTCCCCTGTGGTGCGTTTTATGATAGTTCCAGAGCAATTTCGTGTGAAGAGGGCGATGGGTGATATAGAAATAGATGTCACCAGTCACGGTGAACACAGGGAGAAGAAACAGGGATGGGAGTAGACCTAGAGTCTCATTCGGGTAGTATGAGGTCAATATTTGGGACAGCGGTAGCGTGTAGAGAAGTTGATTCTTTAAACTATTGCTTGCAGCCACGAAAAAATCAGCATGATCTTTTTCATCATATAACGAAACCATGGTCCAATAAATGAGCATATGAATGGGGAAAATCATGTTCATGTTATCTATTATCATTTCATCATCTCTAACTGGGTTTGAATTTAACTTCGGTAGCACCTAGACTGCATCCCTCGCAGAATGTAACCGACTGTCCGGAAAGAGAGAAGTCATTTGGTGAAAGCTTGCTCCAGTCCGTTCCCGGATCTAGGATACCACACTTAGTATAGATGTATCCTACAAGCGCACTGCACCAGAACCGATCGGTCTTCTGAGGCCGCGAATCTTTCTTGAATAGAGCTTGTATCCAGTCCTCCGGGACGATATCATAGGGTTTATCGTAGACAACGGTGTGAACCTTCTTAAGGTTTTCCACTGTAAAGTGCGTATCGTCGCACTCCATCCGGCGCAAAAATATACCCTTGCCTTGATAACTAGCTACGATCTCATGTAGCGGTGTAATCTGGACCCCAAGCTTTATCTTACCATCCTGGGGATCTGGTGTCCCTTCCCAGCTAGATTCCCATACAAAGGTGCCCTTCAGACACGGGTGTATAAAGGAGGGATCTTTTAAGATCACGGCGGAGTGCGTGTAGTTACTATGTGTTCCATACTGAATGGCGTCAGTAAACCATCCGAATGGACCTGACGCATGAGTACTGAAGAGTAGTAAGTCACCGGTTTTTAAGTCCATCTATATAGTAACAGCTGAACTTAAAAAATATTATCTACGACGCATTTTACGTCTCCCACCCCTTGATCTTCTTCTGGTCTTCCTACCACCACGGAATACTGATCTCCCCTTGGATCCTATTTTGACAGCCCCCTGTTTAACAGCACGACCTAACCGTCTAGCTGATATCTTGACTTTTCCCATCACACTCCGCAACATCGGTGGACCATCCCTATCCCCACCCATTCGTCTCCTCCGGGTGCGTCCCCCTCGGCGTCTCCTCTTAGTGCGACCACCTCTGCGTCTCCTCTTAGTGCGACCACCTCTGCGTCTCCTCTTAGTGCGACCACCTCTACGTCTCCTCTTAGTGCGACCACCTCTGCGCCTACGACTCTTGCCACCACCTCGATACTTACCCCTTGAATACTGAGAAGGAATACCCGGGTCCCCCGGAGCGCAACAACCACTGTTTTCACTCATTATACACTAGTGAGTGAAAATAATTTCCCATAACGGTTACTTAGCGTCTACGTCTCTTGGTGCGGCCACCTCTGCGTCTTCTCTTGGT